AATGGCAGCTGTAAGTAATCGTAAAAAATTCAGTCGAACTCGTGGAAAAGAAGTTCTTCGTTATCCACTGAAGATGTATACGGAAGGGACTGACTATTTGCAGATTGATATGGTTGATTATGTTCCTGTAGCAACAAGAGGACAAGTAACTGAAAAAGAATTTAAGGCGGATAAATTAGATGACAAAGGGAACGTAATTGAGAAAGGAAAATTTGTAGGCACTGAAAGAACAGTTGAAGGGTATACAAGTTATGTCAAAGATCCAAAATCAGGATTTAGAAGAAATGGTAATAAACAACCATTAGGGACTATTTTACTCCCAATTCCGTCAAATATCCAAGATGGCAATTCAGTAGACTATACTGATGATAGCATGAACAATTTAGTTGGTGCTGCACTGGGTGGAACAGAGGGTTTAATGAAAGGTCTGGGGACTATTGCAGGGACTAATCTATTCGATGTAAATGCATACGGAAATGTTATCAAAGAACAATTTAGTGGTGCATTAGATGCAAGTGGTTTAACTTTAGCAAACGCACAAAATCTTGCCACAAAGTATTTTACAGCACAAGCACTCAATATCTTTGGTGCTAATGTTTCTGTTAATCAATTATTAGCAAGACAAAGCGGACAAATTTTCAACCCCAACATGGAGTTGCTATTCAATTCTCCATCACTGAGAAACTTTACTTTCTCATTTAAGATGACACCGAGAAGTGCGGACGAAAGTGAGGAAATAAAATCTATAATTAGATTCTTTAAAAGAGGAATGGCTCCTAAAGCAGATGGTAATGGTTTATTTCTTAAAACACCAAATGTTTTTGAACTAAGATATCGACAGGGAAATAATGAGCACAGTTTCTTGCATAGATTCAAACAATGTTTCTTGACGAACATATCTGTAAATTATACGGGTGATGGTGTCTATTCAACTTATAACGATGGAACTCCAGTTTCTATGATCATGACTCTAATGTTCAAAGAACTCGCTCCAATTTATGATATTGATTATGACGAGTCATTTACAAGTGAGTTTGGTGGCGATTATATTGCACCCCCAGGAGGAATGGGATACTTCAGAGAACTACCAGAACTAGACTATCAGTCATTTCTATCTGATAGTGATTCATCTTCAAACTATCTAAGAGTCAAGAATCTTTTCAGGAGGTGCAAACTTCGTGATGATTTACAGAATGTTTTTACCATCTTTAATAAGTATGAAATTGTAGAAGGTGCAAGACCCGATACTGTGGCAGAGGAAATATACGGCAGTGCAGAACTTGATTGGGTTGTCCTGATGACTGCCGGTATCATCAATGTTAGAGATGAATGGCCACTATCTGATAAACAGATTTACGATTATTCACTTGAACTTTATGGTAATCAATTGACTGAAGTGCATCATTATGAAACCAGAGAGGTCAAAGATTCAAGTGGTAGATTGATTCTGCCTAAAGGTAAAGTTGTTGATTCCACTTTTAGGATTCCAGATCCCGATACATATACGCAAACAATATCTCCGATTGATGCGGTTAGTAACTATGAATATGAAGTCAGAAAGAATGATGCCAAGAGATCAATTTACATTCTGAAAGAATCATATCTCCAACAATTCCTGAATGATATGCGCCAAGAGATGATTTACTCCAGATCATCCGAATATGTGAATGAGAATTTGATAAGAACAGAGAATACTAGAGTTACCACGACATAAAAAAAGAGGTCCGAAGACCTCTTGTAATCATTCTGCCAGTTTGGCAAAGTAGGATAGCGTATCATCATCGTCATCATCGACTGATGCAGTCGGTTTCAGACTGTTCAGTTCACTACGGAGGTCCTCGGTGAGTTCACGAGTAGAACCGCGACCTTCACTCTCGTCCTCAAGTTCTTCATCGACAGCAGCACGACGAGTAGTGGTGTTACCCAGAACATAGTCAAGACGCTTCTTCAGTTCATCATAGGACTTGAACTGGTCAGGAGCAACGAGTTCTGCAAGAGAATACTCCTTCTTCCAGATTGCTTCCATTGCGTCATCGTCGTCCAGGAGCGCGTCCTGGCGTGCAAACTCGGAAGAGTCGTAGTTACGATAACCGGCAACGTTCTTTGCCTTCAGCTTGAAGTTAGCACCCTGCCAGAAGTCAAACGGATCGATTGCTTCCTCGTCTTCGAACTCGGGTTGCATTGCAGCAGTGAGTTTGTCGAAGATCTTCTTACCGAACTTATACAGGAACACCTGACCCTCGTTAGAAGGATTAGCAGGGTCTTTCACGACATAGATGTTTGCCACATAAGTCAGTTTACGCTTCTGCTTACGTGCAGTCTCCTTGCCTGCATCTGTGCCATTGTTCCACAGAGAGGTGTTGTATTCAGAGACAGGATCTTTCTGATTGAGAGTGGTGAGAGAGTTCTCAATATACCATCCACCAGGACCTTGGAAGGCATGGGAATAGAGTTTCACGAACGGCAGATCCTCGCCGTTGGGAGCAGGAAGGAAACGGATAACGGCATAACCATTGCCGCCTTTATCACACTCCAGTTTCCAGATACGGTCATCACCAGTGGTGCTGCCGTTGTTATTCATTTTCTCGACTTCCTTGACCAGTTTGGCGGTCAAAGAACCAAGCTTAGATTGCTTCTTAAGGTCTGCGAAAGACATTTGGATTACCTCGGATTAGTTTGGATTCGTTGGATTTACTTGGATAGTATAGCAAGGATTGGGTTGCTAGTCAACATACAATTTCAAGTTTTTAATCGTCTCAGTCATGGTTTCGAAAAACGTATTAACATTAGTATTGGGTGGGAAACCCAATAAGATGAGCGATTGTTGCAATTCCTCTTTCATTTTGATCGCTTGTGGATCATCCGAAAGAGATAATCGTGTATACATGAGTTGTTGTTTTTGCAGCAACTGAGTCATTTTTTCAATGTGTTCATTCTTTTCTTCAACATTCAGTGTAGGAAAAGTTGAAAGTTCTTGGAAGATATCAGTTTGTAATTCATTGATAACTTCTAGTTCTTCCCGAACAATTTCAGAGTCAAAAAAACTCATATTATTCTTCTCCTTCCTCTGTGATTTCTTCAGTTGGTTCTACCTCAACTTTACTAGATTCAATTTGTTCTAGTACTTCAATAGCACCCAGTAGTTTATAACGAGTGTTAGTAAGAGTGGTCAAATCTGCATTAATTTTGGTGAGTTGCTCTTTCAAATTTTCAAGAACATCATTATTTTCAAGTGCCATTGTTAATAATCTCCTTCAGAATTTTCTTATGGTTGAACACATCAATATTTAGAAAGGGAATATACTTTCTAATTTTCAAACTTACGGATTCCCACACCGGATCATTTAACTTTTTATCAAAGTTTTTTGAGAAATGGAATATGATTTCGTAGATTGCCAAGGTTTCTAGAGAGATACTCCCGCTTAGAAATCTTTTGAGAATTTGAGGGTGTCCTTTCGAACAATCGAATAGATTCTCTAATTCGTTCTGAGAGAGTAATTCGTTGCTTTGTTCTTTGAACAAGTAAGTCAAACTCTGTTGGCGTTTCATCCAATCGGCGTATTTTCTTTCGCCAGAATTGATAATTTCTCCAATCCATAGGTTTTGTGGGTTGTCAGTGGAAACAAAATTGGATACTAAAAAATCTACGACTTCTTTGTCAGAATACTTACGGGAAGTTTTCTCGAACCAATACTTATCCCTCCTTTTATTGAAGGATGCCATTGAAGCACGGGTCTTTGCCCCATACTTAAAGAAGTCGTATTTTGGATTTGTGAAATGATTTTTGAGTGACAAATAATGTTGATAGGTTTCAAAAGGTGTCACGGTCATAGAGGTAGTTTTGCTCTCGAAGTTTTCTTCATGAAATTCAGATTGATAGCATCATACTTCAATCTTTCTTTCAGTGGTTTAGAAATCAATTTTGTCACTGAGTCTACCTCAATATTATTGATTTCGCAATAGTAGCAAATGGCATCGATGTAGTTCATGCCTTCTTTTGCTACTATATTTTCTATTTCCATAGAAAACTTAGATGGCGTTAGAAATTTACTCTCTAATGCTTGTTCTAGTTCTTTATTTGTTTCCATAGAGTTCCAGTTTATCTCCAACAAATTTTCTAATGTATTTGCCGAGAAGTTTGATGTACTTTGATTTGTCTCGTTCTTCATAGACGACGCATTCTCCATTTTCACATGCCATAATAATTACAAGTTTTTTGACGGAAATCCCTGTCAGTTCATACAACATACAGCCATACGCCATACATTGGACGAAATAGTGATCGATCCACTCTCGTGGTTTTGGTTTTGCAGATGTCTTAAAGTCGATTATTGCTAACTCACCGTCGTATTCAGCGATGCAGTCAACCGTTCCGGCAATACCTAATTGCTTACTGTAAAGAGATCCCTCAAGGGCGTGTATATTATTTATATTCCTTAATTTATGCTTAGAAATCTTAAACAAGAAGTCAGAGATAGGTTGAACTTTGGGTAGTTCTTCATTCTTAAGGAAATGTTCGGTAAGAGTGTGCATGTCCGTGCCACGACTGGTTGCCCTTTTCGTGATTCGATCTGCCTCTTCATTACCGACTTTTTTACGCCACTTAACAAAGATTTCTTTATTAAAATGACTTGTGATAGAAGTAATAGAAACTAACTTAAGTAGTTCTTCTTCATCTGGAACTGAATAATACCGGACACCATCTATAGTTTCCCTCTCAAGTTTGGGGAGATCAATATCAACATGATTAAACATTACATACCTGCTTCCATTTTTGCGACGATGTATTCTCTGACCAAACCTGAGCGAACAATGTCTTCTATTTCAAATTCAATAATATCAAAAGAAGGCATCTTTCTCAAGATGTTCATAAAATCCATAATACCATTACGATCATTGGTTTTTGTTAAATCTGATTGTCTGGCATCGCCACAGAAACAGATTTTACTATTTTCACCAATTCTTGTAATTATACTATCAAGTTCATGAAAATTCAAGTTTTGGAATTCATCAACGATAATAATTGCATTATCGAGAGTTGTTCCCCTCAGAAATGAAGTGCTCCAGAATTTGATTGTCTCTTGTGCCTTGAGATTGCCATACAACATTTCAAAGTCAACATCGGATGACATTTGAAACATATACTTCACCATAGACTTGTATGGAATCTGATAGAGAGAAGATTTGTCCTCATGATCTCCGGGTAGAAATCCAATCTCGCGAGTGGCAATCAGAGATCTAACAAGATATACATTCTGATATGGAGTGTTCTCATCAAGAACATCTCTTAGTGCATTATAAAGGG